TCAGGCGGCAACAGCGCGGGCAAACAGGGCCATATTCCGCTGTGCATCCGCAGCACCCAGCAGTGTATTATAAAATTGTTTATGATACGCGCTTAACCCTGCGGAATCCGTTGCCGCAGGCAGTTGGGCAGGGGCTCGCACATAGGCCATGCGTGCCATGGCACAGGCATAGGCCAGATTGCTCACCAGCAGTGCTGCACTGCCCACACCGGCCCCAGCCCCCCCAACCTGCCGCACGGCACTGGCCAGATCGGGGCGAAAGCGCAAAAAGTTCCGCCATATGTCATCATGCGTTGCGGGCTCCATCTGCCACAGGCCCAGAGCGGGACCGCCACCATTCTGTTGGAGCCATACAAGCCCGCTTTCTACCAGTGCCGTGCCGCTCAGCAGGTTGAGCGCCGCACTCCCCCCCAACCCCAGTTGCCCCAGAACCGGGCGCACCAGCAGCGCCTTGAACTGCGCCAGATCAAGGCCCGGCATGGGGGACCTCCTGCACCGGCATATCCCACGGCTCGCGCAGGTGCAGCCAATGCACCCATATGGTGCTGGCCACCTCCTGATCAGACAGAAGCGTGGAGCCTATGGCCGCGCTGATTGTGCATAAAAGCCCTGCTATAACTGCCAGCTTTCGCCACCTGTGCAGGCTGTCCTCGGCCAGCTGGTTCTGCCTCTTCTGGGCACCGGTCTGCTCGGCCAGCTGCTGGGTCAGGCTGGCCAGAGCGTTGCGCATATCCTGCGCCTGGGCCGCCCGGTTGCGCTCACGCTCCTGCCCCTGTGCCTCGATGGAAATAAGCCGCTCGATCATGGCGGACTGGCCGGATTTGAGTGTATCAACATCATCCTCCAGCCCATCAAGGCGGCGGGCGTGGCTATCCACGATCACGCGCAGGTCATCATCCACTGCTCGGGGGGCCGCGCATTGTGTTGGGGTCATTTTTTGTATCCGGGCATAAAAAAACCGCCTCAAAGGGCGGCTATGCATCGTTGTGTCTATTGAGGGGTGTTCAGCCTGTAGCGGTGGCTGCACTGCTCACCATAACACTGGCTGGTTGTGCGGGCAGAGCCGTGCTGGTGGTATCCGCACCACTGGCAATGGCGTTCACTGCAAGGACATACGCCTTCATATCCGCGGTAAAGACCTCACCCATGGCCGATGCCAGATTGGCCTGCTGCTGTATCCATGCCTGCGCGGTTGTCGCCTGTGTTTTCAGCGGCACCGGAACGGTTGGGGGCGCGTAATCCACGAGCTGGTCGTTTATAACCGCCATGCTCTTTGTGCCGCTATTCCCCCCTTTTGCCGCCCATTGCTCTGCTGTCATGGCAAACAGGGCGCTGGCCGCGGGCAGGCCATCCATGGAGGCACAGCTCCACATGTCGTACCATGCGCAGGGTTTATCCATGCTGGCATAATAGCGTGCGGGGTACGTGGCTTTCAAGTCATCCAGAATGCTCACTGTTTTTCTCCAATCGCGCAAACAGATAGAGTGAACGGAGCAGCGGAATTACCGTTACTGGTAAATGCCAGATACGTTGCCCCCCATGTAAAACCGGTATTGTCTATTATTTCATTATACTGCGCATCCAAACGCATATGTGCCAGACGCGTCCAGGCATTACTGTTGGGCTCGTTATTGATCCGCAGCCATATTTTGGGAACTGTCCCCGCCTTGAACGCCACGGGGAAGGTGGTTGTTACAGCCGAGCTGTTATCACCCGTTACGGAAAACTCCTGAATCTGCAAGCTGGGGGAGGACAAAGGCAAATCTGCCAGACTGGCCAGTACGCCAGTATTGGTGCCATTCCCAAACACGGCGCGCCCATCGGTATTCTGCGTCAGGTCCGTAATGCGGGTCTGCCCGGCAGCAGGGGCGGATTTAACGTAGCGTCCCTCTGCCGTTTTGGCATTCAGCGCATCACCCCCGGCAAAGGCTGTTATATCAGGGACTGTTGTTGGCCCGGCAAAGGCCACCGGGCCTGTAACTTTCTGGAGTGTGGCAAGGGCCAGTTGCAAAAACTGCACATTGGCCCAGGCCTGTGTGGCATAGCCATTGAACAGGGATTGCCAGCCCGCCCCCTGCGCACCGGGGGTGGAAACATTGGCCTCCACCGTGCTGACCCAGAATGTGCCGGGCACGACCCCCGCCACAATGGCCCCGGCGGGGTACCCGCCAATGGACTGGGCAAAACCGGCATCAAACGCCCCAACCCAGCCTGCCTGCAACACCTGCATGGCGCTGGAGAGCAGGTTGAGCAGGCCGTTCATGTCCTGCCCACGGGGTGGTTCGCCCCCGGCTGCGCGGGCAATAAAGGTTTCGGGTGGGAAGCCAAGTGCGACCGAGGCCGTGCCATCGCCCGCCGTAGCCTGTGTTTGCGGAATAACCGCAATATTGCCCGCAACGGCTGCCCCCCCTATGGGCGTGCCAAACAGCTTGCGGTCATCTGTGCTTTTCATGATCAATTGCTCTGAATCTGGTAGGATACGGAAACACCCGCAGGCCGGGGCAACACGCCACTGTTCTGGATAATGCTGACCTGCACGGCAGTAGGCACAAAGCTGAACACGTAGGTCATGCTCATATCGTTATTGTCGCGCACATAGGCGTCGCCCTGCCCGGCAAAAAGCGTTGTCAGAATCTGGTTGATCTCGAACACCGACCCGCCGGAAATATTGGCCAGCGCACGGGCGTATATCAGCTGGCGGTAACCATCGTCAGACAGGCGGTAATTGCTGGTTGCCTCCACCCCGCGGTACCATGGTGCGTTGGCAAACCCTTCCTCCGTCAGGTCCGAGGCTTCATAAAACCCGAGGTAAGACTGGGCAGAAAGGCTTAGCACGCGGGAAACCCCAACAATGCGGCCCCATACGTCCAGCCCATACCCCTGTGCGGTGTGCAGGTTCCAGACCTGACTGTACCACTGGTCAATCAGGGCGGCGGGGTCGAGCATCTGGTTCCAGCCAGCAACCAGTGCCTGCATACGCGGCGCATTGGCATACTGGGATAAAAAAGTCTGCTGCACGCCCTCCATCAGAGCACCTGCACAGCAATTGTTGCGGCTGAAACAACAGGGATCTGATCAATATTGACCTGCACGGTGGAGGCCACTGGCTGGGCGGCAAGGCCCACGGTTATGCCAACAATTTTAACCCAGTCCCCCACACTGCTGGCGCTGGAATAAAAATTGCTGGCGTAAACCGTGCCACCAATGGGCACACGCTGCGTGCCCGTAGCCCCTTCAAACCCCGCCACAAGAGCGGCCTGCACATCCGCCACCGCTGTAGATGGTACCGAAGCCCCACCCGCCAGCACCACCGCCACATAAACAGGTGTTGCCTGCGCGCGGGTAAACTGCACGGTATATTGTGGATGTTTGGCATAGGCTGCGTTGGGGTCCGCCACAACCACACTGCTTGTGCCCACACTTGCGCAGCCGGGTGTTTTTTTACGCATGATGGCCAGAGCCACATCCGTATCCAGCCCGCCATTGACACACACATACAGGCTGTGCGGGGGCAGCGTTACCCCGCCTGTGGTCACAGGGTTTGCCGTACTGTTCTCGCTCACATAGGCATCGGTCACACCGGGGGTGGACAATACCTCCCCCGCCAGCGCATCCAGCGGCCCCATGGCATTGCGTGCTACAGTCTGCTGGCGGCGCAGTTCAAACGCCTGCCGCCCTTCCACCGCCTGCCCGGCTACCCCGGCTGCGGCGTTGCTCACACTGGTCAGCCCCACAACAGACTGGTACACGCCCAGGCTCAGCGGCGGGCATTCCACCGCCCCCGTAACCGTGCACGAAAACGTACCCACCCCATACCCCGTGGCATCCAGCGTTATGGCACCATCGGCTGCATAGGTGTTGCCACTCCCGTCCTGCACCAGTGTACCCTGTGGCACAACAGTACCTGCCGCACCCGAGCACTGGCAGGTGACCACCGTAGCCGTAGCGGGTTTGCGGGTCATAAAATACAGGTTGCCAATGGCGTCCTGCATACGCCCTGCCGCCCGCGCGGGGTCCACACCATTGAACAGGGCAAGCATCTGGTCATACGCATCGCCCACAATGGCGGTAAGGGACATGGCAAGCTGGCCCTGCGGGGTGGACAGGTCGGTATTGAGCACATTGCCAAAAGCTGCGTTCATGTCATCAAGAATACCGGCCAGAATATCGCTTTCCGCCGGAGCCACAAAGCCTGCATCGGTCATGGTTGGGGCGGGTACGGCGGTGGTCCCCACGGTGTTAGAACCCGACATGCTGCACATCTCCCAAAGTGGTGGATACAAGAACATAGCCAGATAACTGGCGGTTAGCGGCAATGCCGGTCAGCACACACCGGGCGGCGGCCACACCGGCCACGGCACTGGCCGCCTGTTCCGCCTGCATCCGGAACACGGGCGCAGCCTGCGTGTGGGCCAGAATATGCTGGCGGTAAGGCAGGCCGGTTGCGGTGTTGTAGTAACATTCACCCATAAAAACCCTTATGGCAGAAGCAACATTCTGGCAGATGGCATACGATCCCGATGCCACGGCCATATTGCCGCTGGCATCGGGCAGCAGGTCCCATGTGGTCCGGTCAAGCAGCAGCGTGTTCATGGCGCCCCAATAAAAAAAACCGCCCAGCGGGGCGGCATGTTACAAAAAACAGTGTCTATTGCGCGAACATGCGCCTTATTGGGGGGCACCCGTTTTGCCCGCTCCGGGCTGCACGCCTGCATGGGTATGGTTTTGCAGGCTGATCTGCCCGGCCTGTACATCCCCCTGCGCACTCAGCCCACCCTGTACCTGTACTGCACAGTTGATCTGGCATTGGCTGGCGTTCACTACAAAACGGCCTGTGGTATTCAGCACAAAATCCTCCCCCACCCAGCCGGCATATTCCTGCGGGGGAGCATTTAAAAACCCGCCAATATACAGGGAGTCTGCGTAATCATGCTGGCGGTAGGAGCCGGGGGCTGCTGGCTGGCGGGTGCTTTTGACGCTGGCAATATCCCGCCCGCAAACAATAATGGCCCCAATATCCCCCACCGCCGGGTCACAGATCAGCGCACGCCGGCCCCCTTGCAGGCGCAGGTAAGGCACGTTGTGGATCAGCCCGTGCGGCGTGGTGCGGCCTGCCCCATCCTGCTGGTGGACCATGGGCTGCACGTCCACCATGCCCACCGGCTCCAGCCCTGTTCCGCGCACGGCCCGTACCTGCACAAGAGCCGTAGCCCCCAGCATGGCCAGCACCCGCCGAATAGCCGCGTTGGTGGCGTTAAACGCACTGGCTCCATCCTCGGCCCGCAGGGAGCCTACCAGTTTATCTTGCAAATGCCTGCCCGGCAAAGTCTGGCCTTGCCGCCTCTACTGTTGTGAACCATGACCCATCGGGCTGTTCGGTTTGCAGGTCGTGGCGCACGTTCTGCACAACCCATAACCCGCCTGTGGGCAGCGTACCGCCGCCGGTGCGCATCTGGCTGGCCTGCGCAGGCCCGGCCTGTGTGGGGGCAAGACCCGCAACACCCCCAGCCGTGGCCTGCGTGGCGGTTCCGGTTTGCAGGCTGACCGTATCCCTGAACCGGATGTCGGGGTTGAACACGGTCTGGAACACCACACCGTACTGGCTGTAACTGGGGTAGCCCACCAGCCCGGTCGCCACGCTAACAGGGCGCACTGGCCCATATGCCCCGGCCACCATGCCCGCAGGCCAGATAGCCAGCACCCCCACCCCGATCTGGTAGGAAATACGGGCCGCGCGCGCACAGCTATCCACCTGCTCGGCCACGGACCCCTTGTAGTACACCCCTCCGCGCAGCAGGGTCTGCACGCCATAATTGGCAAAACCCAGTTCCGCCTTGCTGGCCAATGCCTGCATGACCGTAGCAACCGGCACATCCCCCCCGAACGAGGTAGGGGCAACCGGCACGGCCGCTGGCAATGCGCCTGAAAGGGCACGGACCTCAAACGCCACATCGGGGCTGTTGGCGTAATCCACAAAAGCCTCGACCACGCCGCCAGAAAATACAACCGGCAGGCTGCCCTGCGCGGCACTGTTCCCTGCCATAATGGTCACCGTATTACGCGTTTGTGCTGCCATACCCGCCTGTATGAGCGAAAGGCGGTTGAGCAGAGGCTGGGCCAGCCCTTCCACCCGCAAGGCGCAGCTCATCCCGCTTTCCAGCCCTGTGCTCATGATATGGCAGTGCACACAGTAGCCGCTCAGGGTTATTGTTTCTGCCCCGCCGGGGCCAAACCCGTCCTGCGCCAGAGTAAACACCACGCGCACCTGCCGGTTGGCCAAGGCGGCGGGCGGCGCCCCCCCCAGCGTACCCCCGGCAGCTACCGTGCTGCCCTGTGCGGCCTCAGCCATTGGTGTTCTCCGCGTAAACAAGCACAAAACGGCTGCCAAGGCCGGTGTAATCGGGGTCCTGCGTGCCCTGCGTATCTGCAAAGGCCAGATCTCCGGGCAAGGTTGTGGCACTTTGGCGCACAAGCCATGTGCGGTCCTGGCACAGCACGCCTGCCAGTACAGGGCTGTCATCCACCCACAGGGCGGCGTACAGGCCGGTGCTGCGCTGCTGCACATCCAGCCTGCATGCCCGCCCCGAAAGCGGCACGCGCAGGCTCTGGTAGGCAACCGCGCTCAGGGGAATAACAACCGCCATTACAAAAACCCCGCCACACTTGTGCTGGAGGCAAGGGCCTGCACGTGCCCTCCGTTCCGCACGGCCTGCCCCTGTGGGGTGGCGGTGCCCGCATATGTTGCACTGGCCCCCAGCCGCACCTCCTGCACGGCCAGTTCGGCCACCAGCATGCTTACCCCTGCATGCACATCACGCCGGATCCGGTAGCCGGTTACATTGACATTGGCGTAAACCGCCTCGGGCATAACAATGTGGTAAAGGCCAAGGTCGGCCACCAGCGCATCCAGCGCCGCCACAAACAGCGCACGCGCCTGCAACCCGGCAGAAAGGGCGGGCATACCCAGCGTGCTGAGCAGATCCCCCAGCACACTCGCACTCCCCAGTTCCATGCTGGACCCATCACACAGCATTTCCACCCCATACAGGCCGGGCATGCGCACCTTGTTGTAGGACAGGAAAGACCCGTTCTCCAGCGGGGCGGTGGCAATGCGGCACTGGCTCTGCACATCCAGCGCACGCACGTGCCCCGATGTTAAGACCGGTTTGTTATCGGGCGTAAAAACACCCCATTGCCGCTCGGCCTGCGCCAGAACAGCGGCATTCAGCATGGTTGCCACGGCTGTGGAGGCCGAGGCCGCAACCCCCGCCTTAACCGACTGGCCCAGAAGGGCAGGCACCCCCGCCGCCACGGGCACATCCCATACGGGGGGCAGGCTGATGGGAAGCATGGGCATGATGGCAAACTCCATCCTGTAGAATGACAAAAACAAAAGGGGAAAAGGACTGCGCCAGTGCATGCCCTGTGGAGGGCACGAGGTACGAGGCCGTAGAAATGGGCGGCAAGGGTGAACGCAACAAAAAAGCGGCCACTGGGGCCGCCTGTTGCACGTTACAAACCCTCCTGCCCGCCCTGCCCCAAAGGGGGGGAGCCACACAACATTCAGGGGGAGGGCAGACGCCACACCTGTGCCTTGACCTGCGCAGGAACGGCAGGGAACGGGTCCACCCCCGTATTGCGGATAAGGGTCTGCACACTTACCTGATCGCAATGAGGGTGAACGGGGCGGTTTTTGCACACATACACCCCCGCCCTGCCCCGCGTGGGGGAGTAAACGGCTTTCCATACCGAGCTGGGCACATACACATGGTCATGCCCCTGCGTGGCAATGGGGCGTAAATGAAAAGCCGGGCCTGTAACCACATACAGTTCGCCCTCGCGCTCGGCCAGCAGGCGCACCTTGTGCTCCATACGTGCCCAGATCCCCTTGTTGAGCACAGAGGCCTGGGGAACAATGTTGGACAGGGCATAGGTTTCCTGCTGGGCCTGTAGGGTTGGCTGGTCCCCACTGGGGGCCATGTGCCCGCGGTCATAAGGTTTTGTGCGCCTGTAATCGCTCAGCGCGGCGCCACCGGGCCAGCGCGGGTCGGCATAAAAATGCCCCTTGCGCGGCAGGTCAGCCGCAGCGGCCAGATCATTCGCCCGCAGGTGTTCCGCCGCCCATAACGGCCCGTGTGACACGGTGGACACAAGGGCCGCATACCCAAGGTTACACAGCAGGGTTGTCCCCCGTTCCAGCCGGGGGTTGGTCAGTGCCGGCAACTGGGCATTCACCCCGAATGCCTGGCATTGTTCCTCCACCGCCCAAGCGGGAACAGCAACAGAACACCATACAAAAAAAGCCAGTACCACACGCATGGGGCGCACCATAAACCAGTTTCCTGCCCGTATGATAGACCATGCCAGCCCCCTGCACCGCTCAACGGCCCAGAGCCTAGAACTGCCCCATATTGGCCTGCCGTGCCTGCATACGCAGTGTGCTCATCCGGTGGGCGACCTCATTCCCAATAGCCTGTGGTGTGCTGTTTGGGGCGTTGACTGTAATCTGTGCCTGCACCGCAGGGGCGGAAGCTGTGAAGGGGAGCACCATACTGGCAACCCCCACGGCCCGGCTGGTGGCATGCAGGTAATCCGGCACAGGGGGGAGTACCCCCTGTGCAGCTCCCTCCTGCCGCCCAGACACACCCGCATGGCGCAGAACACCTGCCATAAGCCCGGCATGGTGCGGCATGGCGCGCATTGTGCCGTAAACACCGTGCAGCCTGCGCACAGCCCCAAGCGCCGCACCCTTTTGTGCCGGTGTGGCCACCATATGCTCCAGCAGCACGGCCGCGCCATGCCCGGCTGGCACGTAAACCTTTTGCCCATACCCGCCTGCAATAGCGCGCATGGCACTCCCCCCTCCGCCATAAGGCACTAGAACGGAAGACTGGTGGGAGACGGAGGACAGCAAAAATGCCTGCTCGGGGGGAGCCACCAACACAATACCCCTCCGCACACCAGTGCTCTGCGGCGCAGCCCCGGTAAAGGCCATGCCGGGCGAGACCCCACCCTGCTGGGCTGCCATAGCCTGCACCGCTCCATCTGGTGCCACAAATTGCTGTGGCATCTGCCACAGGGCGGGTGATACCGGGCGGTCCTGCCACAATTTTTGCAAAAATCCGCTTAAAGCGAGCTGGCTTTTGCCAACCTGCCCTAATGGCTGCACCGCAGGAGGGGACATTCCGGGGGAGAGTGCTACCATACCCGGCACCTGTGCCCCGGCCAGCCCAACCCCTTGCGCCCGCGCCATTGGGGGCATGGCCATAAGGGCTGCCACCACACCCCGCCCGCCCGCGCGCCCCGGGCTGAGCGGAGAAGCCCCGCCTTGCACGGCCCCCACCAGCACAGACAGCACCGCCCGCGCCATTGCAGCATGCACCGGCACCGCGCCTGCCCCACCGGAATACCGGGGCACCAAGGCGGCAGTCAGGCACTGTGTTAGCGTTGCCATTGCGTTTTACCTGTTAAAGCGTTTGATAAGGGCCATTTCCAGCAGGTTTTCAAAATCCTCGCTGTCATAAACGGTTTGCAGCTCGCGCAGGCTGGCCAGCCCTTCGAGCATGACCAGCGCGTGCCGCTCGCTTACATTGGGGCATCGGGCGGCGGCGCGCCGGGTTCTGTCTGAAGCAGGGCCGACAGAAGGGAAAACAACGGGCCGACGCCTTTGAAAAAATCCACATGCAGGGCAAAAGCTTCCTTCTGGAGCCAGCCAACGGTGGGGATTTCCTCCAGATCGCTCTCATCCAGCGGGCGGCGCACGGCGGCGTTGCGCGGGTCGGGCTGTACGCTCACACAGCGCATGAGCCGCTCCAGCAGGCTGTCCATCCGCTCGGGGTCCATGGCACCAAAAATGCCCAGCCCCACGGCTGCAAGCCCGGCCAGCCCGGCATCCACCTCCAGCCCCGGAATATCCGCGCCCGAGGCAATGGCCGCCTGCAGGCAGTGCCGCCCCCACTGGTCCGCCTCCATGGCGGACATGCGGGTAATGACAAACACCTTGCCGTAATCCGCCCCTTCAAGCGGGACGGTCACGCTGGTCTGGCGGATAGCCATTACAGCCCCGCCGGGTAAATAGCCTGCCAACTTACGGCAAAATGCCGGTCTGCCAGCAGACGCCCGGCACTGGGCATGGGGGACACACCACGCAGCACACCATTGACCAGTGTGTATTTGCGGCCTGTGCCGGTGAGCGTAATTTCCGCCCCAAGGCGGTAGAGCGTGCGCGCGGTCTGCTGGGCGGTCATAATAGCTTCAAACACAATAACGCTCTCGCTCGCGGCAGAAAGCGTAATGGACTGCTCCACGGGTTCGGGCACAAAACCCGCGTTCAGGTAACCATCTATCGACATCTGGGTATGCGCGCAGTTCTGCTCCGCCACATCCCACGCCCGGTCGGTTGAAAAGTTCTTGAGTGTAACGGGCGCATTATACAGGCCCGGCACGGTTATGGTGAAAATGGCATTGGCTGCCGAAATATCGAGCGCCATAATTACTGTACCTCAACACTGTTCAGGGTAATGGCCTGCACGCTCTGGCCATCTGCGTACCACAGGCGCGCGGGCGGGGTGGTACGCGCCACACGGAAGGACGCCGCAGCACTGGACACGTTGGGCATAAAATACCACCCCCGCGTGGCCACACTGTCCGCCGCCGTAGCCATGGCCGAGGCATTGTTGATCTGCTGCCTTTGCGCCGTACTTAACGCCACACCGGGCTGAATGGCCCCAAAACCCAGTGCCTGCGTAATGGTGCCCTGCACGGCGGCCGCCACCAGGGTATCACCCTCCGTATTGTATGGAATCTGCCCGGTATTGAGCAAAAGGGTGATCAGGTCCGAGGTCAGGCTGGCATTGAGCCAGATCTGGTTGACGTAACTATCCGCCCACAGGAACGGGCCAGACACACAACCGGGCCGCATGAACTGGAACGTGCTGGAGCCGTTGGCATACGCACCGTAAAAATTGTAGCCGTTATCCAGCAGTGTTGCGGCCATTGTGCCATCCACCACAGGCGGCACAATCAACCCCGATGCATCCTGCACCATGGCCAGCGTCTGCCGCCCCGCCGTTGTGCCAAAGGAGAGGGACGCCATCCACCCAAGGCAGAGGGCCGCTGTCTGCGGGTCGTTGTACACAGCGCTGACCCCGCTCAGGTTCTGGTTTTTAAGCCATACGCCAAATGCGGTTGTGCTGTTCTGGGTGGTGGCCTGGGTGTCCGTATCCCACAGCACGGCCCATAGGGTGTTCCCCTGAGCCGCCACCCACTGGGCCATGGCCTGCTTGTCCGCCAGATCAGGCTCAAAAGCGGGGGTCAGGGCATTCCATGCGGCATTGGTGGCGCGCAGGGCGGTTAGCTGCTCGGCCACGCTCTGCCCGGTTGCGGGGTTTGCGTACCCACCAAACAACAGGCGGGCGGGCGTTAGGGCGGCATTGGTATAGCCTGCAAAATATACGCAGGCCATCTGGTATTCTACGGACTCCATACCAAATGCCGCACCCACATCGGCCGCGGTGGTAAAGTCCTTTACGGTGCCCACAGGCACAACGGCAGCATTGGTGCTCAGCACAAGGCCGGTCAGGGCGTTCAGGCTGCCACCGGCGGCCAGCACACCGGGGGCGACCTTGACAATGGTGGAAATGGGAATGCCAGCCACAGCGTTACTCCTCTGGCGGGTCGGATACATCGGCACTCAGGGCGATGACCGAAAGGGTTGTTGCAAAATCCTGAGCAATACTCAGGCTGAATGTGACCTGCATATGCAGGGTTACAGTCCAGTTTTCTTCATACTGATGTTCGGCGTCCCTGAAGCCGGACTGGGTGGGGGCGTCCACATCCAGCGGAGCCAGCGGGAAGGGCAGCCCCGCAAAAAAGGCACCGGCCTGCGGGTCGCGCCACAGGGTGGCTATGGTTTGTGCGTAGCCCCCTGCACCGCTCCCAAACACGCCAAGCTGCACACCAACCCTTACGGGTTCGCGCACCTCCCGCGTGGTGGGGGTGTAACTCCAGCTATTGGTGGCAAGGCGGGTGCGTTCCACCAGAGTCATGGTAATAAAAGGGGCTAAAGGTGGAGCCACGCGGTTCTGCTGGCCCTGTACCACCTGCACACAGGCAGGCAGGGTGCTGAGCAGCCAGTTGCGCACGGCCCCATAAATCTGCCCATCATTGGGGGAGGTTACGCCTGTGGGCTGTTCTGCCGTATCACCAGAACCTTGGACCATTCCCCCTCCCCCCATTGTTCGAGGGACTGGGTAATGAGCCAGTCCGCTCCGTAAAACTGCAAAATATCGCCCCCGCACTGCAATGCGCCGTTAAGCGCACGGGCGGCAGCAGGCAGGTACACCACGCGCCTGTCTGCCTGCTGGGCAATATTCTGCACCAGTTGCAGGTCCTCCCCCGCTACGGCCTGCACCTCTATTTGCAAATCCAGTGCGGTGTAGGTGGGGGTCTGGCTGCCATCGGGGTTGGTGACACTCCCCGTGCTGGCCAGCAGGGTTGCCGCAACACAGGGGTTGACCGCACCACTCAGCCGACCAGCCAGTGCAAAAATCTGCATGGCGGAACACTCCGGTTACACAAAAATCAGGGCCATATCCGTGGCATTTGCGGTCCACCGGGCACGTAGCGTGCCTGCCGCAGCCCCCGCGTGGCCGCCCAGAAGGCCGCCCCGTACTGGGTCTGGGCAAACCATGCCGCGCGCTCGGTCTGGGTGGCATAATCGGTTGTGACCGACACACTCCCCCTGCTGGCGGAGGCCACACGCCCCACCAGCCCGCCATTGCCCCCCTGCTCCTGTGGCAGTTCCAGCGTGGCAATATGGGCCACCAGCAACCCCAGCAGCAGCGCGCGCCGCCCTGTATCGGGCACCGGGCCTGTGGGGGTATTGGGCAGGTACAGCGTAGCCTGCTCAAAACAGGCCTGTGCCTGCGTTGCCCCCACATTGGCCGCAAGCCCCGCAAACCGGGCCGACCAGGCCGTGTAATCAAACACGACCACGCCCGGCATGGCGGCACCTGTTGTGAGGGCCGCCGTTGCAGGCACAGGGGTTGTGGTGGCATCGGGCATCAGGCGGCATCCCGGGCAAAGGGCGTTACACCGGGCAGGCTGGTGGGCTCCAGCCCTTCCAGCCCGGTGCGGTGCTGGCCACGCTCGGCCAGTTCCGCCCCGGCGGCATCCGTATCGGGCTGGGCAAAAATCAGCCCGTTTTTGAGTGGCAGAAAATTGGGGTTCTGCGCCAGCCATGCCTGCCAGAAGCTGGCATCCACCTGTGTACGCCCCCCCATGCCCAGCAACAGGTTGTCCCGCGCATGGTAGCGCGGGTCTGCCTTGGCCCCGTTCAGCTGCACACGCGCGCTGGGTTTGGGCGGCGCCATAACCGGGGTAGCCGCACGGGCCCGCGCGGCCAGTTCGGCCGTGTCATACAGGTCCAGCACAAGCCCTGCGGGCATGCGGCAGATAACCGTAACCGTGCCCCCTGCGCGGGAGGCATTGGAAGATGCTGCTGCCATTGGTTTTAAACCCCTGCCATGGTGACGCAGGCCTGCGGGTAGAACCAGATGGTCCCCCATGTACCCTGCGATTTTTTCTGCCTGAAGCTGGAAGAATACCGTTCCACCGCATGGGCACGCAGTTTTTCGGTAAAGGCGGTAGTCACGGCCTGCTGGCCTTCCACCTCGCTGACAAACAACTGCATGAGCGTGGTAGCCGCCTGCCCGCCACCCAGCGTGACCCCGGCTTCGGGCAGGGTCTGGATGGTCAGGTTGGGCAGGTTCTTCTTCAGCAGGTCACTCAACGCGACCTGATACTGGTTGGTATAGAGCAGGCACTGCTGCCGCTCGGTGGGAATAACCAGCGTAAGGGGCGATTCAAGCGTAAGGTTGCCCCCCATCTGTGCAGACAGCGTGCCAAAAGCCTTGAGAATATCAGCATAAACCTGCACGGGGTCCGTTGTATCCGCCCATGTGTTCCCTGCTGCTGCCGTGCCGGACGCCGCAAATTTGGGCGTGGGGGCAATGGCGGGCGGCAGGTTGGGGTCGTTGAGCGCACCATACAGTTCCAGCCCGGCAACGCCGAACAGGTTGATCTGGTTCTGGTTACGGTTCAGGACCGAGGCAGAGGCAAGGTTCTTCTGGTTGACCCAGTCAATTTTGGCAGCGCCCATACGCTCCACCTCACGCTCGCCCCAGCGGGTCCAGGTCTGGTAGTAAAAAGACTGGCGCTGCACCCAGTTGGCGTTGGAATCCACCGTGCCTGCGGGGCTGTAATCATCATACGCTGCGGCGTAACCGGAGAGTTCCACAACCGGGAACTGTGCGGTATCGGTTGTCCAGTCCCCTTTACGGGCGGTGCCGTAAATGGTCTCCGAGCGGGTGGGCGTTACCAGAGCGCGAATAACCACCGGGTCGGTATAGGTGGTGAACAGGGCGGGAATACCGCTATTGGGCGCGGTTACTGCCATATTGGCAGGCAAGGCCGCATCCTGCGCCAGTTCGGAAAAATAGCGGCTGACACCACCAAGATGGATCCCCCAGTCCCGCGCAAGGGCTGGTGCATCGTTCCGGAAAAAAGTGCTCATACCCTGTTAGTTCCCTGTACCAGAGGTGGAGGAAAGCGCGCTACGCGCACCCGCAATTGGGCCGGTAATAATGAACGGCAGCCCCGCAGCCGCCCCCTGCGCCACCGACCAGCCCGTATCCACCGTGCCGGTAGGGGCCGCCCCTGCGGCCGCACACTGGAGCGTGCCATCACTAAGGGAAGCATAAACCGCCTGCCCCGTGGCCGAGGCCGTGGTCGCCTGGGCGAACACATCTCCCCCTTCGGCCAGCCCCACCATAAAGCCCTGTGCAATGGTCATGGTGTTCTGCTGCATATACTGCGTGGCCTGCCCCTGCTGGGCACGCACAACAAAACCTGTTGGCGTGGCCTTGGGGTTTGCCGGGTCCGGCTTGTTCAGCACAGTGGTGCCGTCAGCCTGCACCCAGGCAAAGGCGGCCACAGCCACACCCCCCGCCCCGGCGCAAAACCCGTTAACCCCGGGCACAACCATGCGCTGGGGGTTCTGGCTGGCCCATGCACCGGGGAACCCGGCAGGCCAGCCATAATGCACTGTATTGGGAAAAGGCATTATTTGTGCCTCCTTGTTTTAAAGTTTGCGCGGCGCAGGCACGCCAAAGCGGGTTGCCAGATGCGCCGCATGGGGGGCCGCATGATCGGCCGCGCCCAGCGCATGCCCCGCGCGGTCCCCCATGCCGGATGCGGCGGGGGTAGCCGCCGTACCAAGGCAGGCCAGCACAAGGGCTTTGAGCCCCGGCTCGTTTACGCCCTCCGTGCCCACACCCTGCTCACCCAGAGCGTAGCGTAGAATATCGGCAGCACTGTCCATGCCCAGCACATCACCCACCAGCGGGCGGACAAGGCTGCGGGCTTCCTGCGCGCTTGCAGCACGGGTGCGCTCGGCAGCCAGAGCTGCGGCAACGGCACTCTGCACCGCGCTATCCTGCGCAGTGGCAGGCTGTGCCGCCCCGTCCTGCTCTGTGGCCGAACGGGGGGGCTTCTGCGGTGGGGAGGAAGGGCTGCCCGCAGTGGTGTGGGCTGCGGGGCCTGTGCCGCCCACCCCTGCCTCTGCCGCGCCATTATCTGGCGGCACCGGGGGGGCTGCCCCTTCCGCCGTGCCCTGCGCACAGGCCATGCCGGTGTGCCTGAGCCATGCTTCCAGCTCGCTCAGGCTTGCGGTCATGGCCAGTGCGCCTGTGGCAAAAGCCGTGCCAAGGCGGGCAAAAACCTGCCCCGCCGTGGGGGCTGCATGTGTTTGAACCATAGCAATGTCCTTTGGTTTGGCATCCGCCACCACAACATCCGGCCCGGCACGCCCACTGGGCACAAGCGCCACGTGGTTGCCGCGAATGTTGGTCATGCGCCCGTCATAGGGCTGGCCTTCAAACTGGCCTGCCTCCATGACCGGCGTGTAGCGGTACGCGCAGGAGAGTTCGCGCTGCGCGCCCGAGCGGATGTTATGAATGGCCCCGGCATTCCAGATCGCCAGGGAATTGGTCAGATACGGGCTGGTAAAGCGCGCATTGGTGCCCGTGGTGCCCACAACCAGATCGGCCCGAGGGGCGGCAGCGGTAACGTGGGCATGTTCGGCCAGCACCGGCAGGGCGTTAAAGCTGGGCGCTGCGCGGGCCAGTTCCGCGGGGTCACGCAGCAGGTTGTACAGCCTGTCCGGGGCAAGGCCCAGCGCATCTGCACCGGGTATTTCGCGCCCGTAATAGGCGTTAACGCACGCCTTGCTTATGGGGGTTGCGGCCACATGCAGGCGTCCGTCCTCATCGGTCATGCGGACCGAGCCCATGCGGTCATGGGCGAGTGTGTCATTCATGCTGTTCTGCTCTTTTTGCCTGTGGCGTTTTGACAAAATCCGCATCCGGCCCACCGCCGGGCATGGGGTGGGCAAGCCCTGCGGTGCGGTACAGGCTCTGGGCATCCGCTGCCTCACGCGCACGGGCCTCGTGCGGGGTGATCTTGCCCGAGAGGATATTGGCCGTGTCCATGTCGGTTTTGGTTTTTTCCACTGCGGCGGCTTCCTGCTCGGACATCTGCCACAGGGGAACGAACTCAAAATCCAGATCGGGGTCTATACGCCCCCACAGGTTAAGCTGGACAAGGTGGAACAGAGCCCGCAGCACGGGGGCCATGTGGGCCTCCTGAAAAGCTGCGATTTCATCATAAAAAACCCTGATTTCCCCTTGCGAGGACGCATTAAGACCCTGCGGTTGGATACCAAACAGCTTGACCAGCGGAATGCCGGGAATACCGGCCATGAACTCCTGCGACTGGGCCTGAAGCTCCGCAAGACCGCTGAGCGGGGCTGACTTTATGTCAAAATCCTCGCTCTCGCGGTCGAGCACGAACGTACCGTTGTTGCTCTGCCAGGCATTCATGGCCGCAACACGTGCGGTAACACTTTGGGCATCAATATCGGCATACTGCACGCCGGTATCGGACTGCATGGTGCCGCTCATGTCGGTTTTCAGAATCTTGGTGGCAAAATTACTCACCATGTCCGATACCGACTGCCGCGTGCGCAAAAAATTGTGCACGTAGGTTTCCAGCATCTGCGGCAGGGCCAGACCGCCAAAGTTGAAGGCGGGCTTGAGAATATCCGGCACTTCAAACGGCACCACGCTCAACAGGCGCGAACTGTTGACCAGCACCCCCTGTACCCACCAGTCCGCCGGGCGGTAGTAATCCGCCCGCAGCGGGTTATCCGCATTATAGCTGTTGGGTGTGGTCCATATGGGGTCTATGTTCACCAGCCGTTCAAGCTGGCCACGCGCCATGCCGTGCGGGGTTGGGCACAAGGGCACGGCCTGCCCGGCATCGTTCAGGGGCACACCACGCAGGCCAACCCATATATGGCCCACGCCAAAGCCCAGACCATGCACAATCTGGCGGCGCACCACATCGCGCACATGCAGGCGCAGGAACTCCACCTCCACCGCACGCAGGCGCGCGGCGGTCTGGGCAGCATCGGCCTGCACACCGTTGCAGCGGAAGCGGATCCATGCCCGTGTTGCCTCACGCGCAATAATTTCCACGGGTTTTCTAAACTCGGCCCGCAGCATCATGGCGGCCAGGGTGGGGTAGCCTTTAAAGGCAAGCCCCTGCTCCACAAAGCTTGAGACCATGCCATACTGCGCGCTGGCATACGCCCCCAGCCCTTCATCCATAGCCAGTGCAGCCGCTCCTGCCCCGCGCACCCCGCGTGGGGGCTGGTAAGGCAGGAACAGGGCCGCCGCCCGGTCCTGTATGGTGGGGGAAGGCTCCTCCAGAGCATGCCCGCCAAAGCCAGACAGGGCACTCAAGCCCAAACGCCGCTTACCCCCGCCATGCCCTGTGTGCGGGTGGGTCGGCTGCGGGGCCGCAGCAGGTGGGTTATGGGGCAAAAATGGCTCCATACGCCCAGCCTTGCCCCGCGGCGCCGCCATGGCTGCGCGCACTCCCCCACCCTGCGCAGGGTTTGCGCCTGAATGCCCACGCAGGCGGGCCAACCAGTTTGTCATCCGTTTTTTCCGTCCCTGCTGGCATGCAGAATGTGCCGGAGCGTTCCGGCGTTAAAGCGGGGCATGGTGCGCCGGTTGTGAATAACCCCGTCCAGCGCATAGCGCAGCGCATCTATCCAATGGTTATGCGCGTCCTCCACAATGGGCAGAATATCCCCTGTGTCCTTGTCTATTCTGTAGGAATACAAACGAAATTCCTCCGCAACCCGTTTGCAGCGCGGGTGCACCACAATGGCGTCAAACGCTTTAAGCCGGGCTATGCCGTCCTCCACACTGCCGGGCCATTTTTTGGCGGCACTGATACGAAACCCATATGTGCGGGCCAGAAAACTTATGGTTTCCGGTCGGGCGCCATCGGCCTTCCATGGCCATTGCCCGGCATTGGGCACCTGCCCCAGCACGGCGGGTATGGCATCCAGCTCCACGCCAATGCCTCCGGCTTCGTGGTCGATATACACGGTATTGCCCACAATAAAGCAGCGCAGGGCAGCCAGTGGGTCTTTGGCAAAACCCCAGTCCACACCGTAGTAAAACCGTGTATCTTCCGGCACTGCAAAGTCCTGCACCCGCACCCGGCCAGCAAAAATCTGGGCTGCGGAAAAATTCTGGTAATCCCCTTCCCATACATGCCCGTATTCATCGGGGCGGGTGCGCTGGTCCTCCAGCCGCTCTGTTGGCAAGGTGCCCTGATCAAACCACGGGTTATCCGACCAGTTGGCCCGCACGGCCACAAGGTCCGCCCGGTCCGAGCCAGCACCACGGAAAAACGCATCCACCGCATCGGTTGGGGCATGAGGGTTCCATGATGCCCAGATTTCCGACCCTTTTTTGCGCAAAGTGGGCCGCAGCATACGCCAGCTCAGGGCGGAGACAGACTGCGCCTCCTCCACCCATGCCCGGTCAAACCCTTCGAGTGACTTCAGGCTTTCTGCCGTGTGGTTCTGCATGCCCTGAAACACAATTAACCCATCCCCCGGTGTGCGAATGGCCCTGTCCTGCACATCAAAATACCGTTGCAGGTTAAACTGGCTGATTTTATCAATAATCAACTGGCGGGAGGACAACTGGGTGGATTTCTGCACCTCCCGGATGCACACCGTGCGGTGCCCTGCCAGCCGCAGATGCTCCTCCACCACGCATTCGCCAAAAAAATGCGACTTGCCCGACCCACGCCCCCCATAAGCGCCTTTGTAACGGCACGGAGCCAGCAGGGGTGCGAACACCCTTGCCGTGGGTATTTTAAGGCTTGGTCTGCTCATTTTTTACTGCTTCTCGCACCTGCGGGTCCACAATCACACGGCGAATGGTGCGAGGCCTGCCATCGGGCCGGGCCGCGGGGGGCTCCTGTGGTTCACCTGCTGCTTTTTCGCCGTAGCGGGCGGGCGCACGCTTGGACATGATCCATTTGAGGGTATCAATCCGCAGGCGCATGGCGGCTGTATCTTCCCCGCTAATGCTATGGACCTCCTGTAACAGCCGGTCCTCAAACGCTTCTGCTGCCAGCACTCTTGCGCGGGCGTAGCGGCTGGCCAGTGTGGGGCTTGCACGCAGGCTGGCGCGCATATGCTCCCATGTTGGCATGCCCGCCCCCGTGCTGATCTGGCGCAGGGTGTGGCCTTCCTCCGCCTGACTGAAGATATGCTCCCAGACCTCAGGCGTAATAGCCGGTTCGGGCAGTGCCGTTACGGGAACTGGTGTTTTTTTGCATGCAGGCATGGGTGCTGGCCTTATTGTGGGGCGTGGTCTTGTGCGGCCAGCCTCCTTCCACCGTCTGGCTGGTACGCTCGCGCGCGATCATGGCGTGAATGCGCTGCATGGCAGGCTGGGGGAGCTGCCCCACAACCGGCCCGCGCACCGCCCGCTCGCGCACAACACAGCGCACGCGCACCTCTGGCGGCAGATTGGCCTGCGCACTCTCGCACCACGAAAGGGGAACATCGGCCCTGTGGCGTGTATTTTCCGCCTCGGGCACCAAAAAGCAGAGCAAGGGCAGGCCCGCACGCAGGCCAACGCACACGGCATCCGTGCGGTGCAGGCGCACCACATCGGCATAGCTGACTGACTGGATCATGATTTTTCCACAAATGGGGAATACGGCGCTGTGTGCCGCGTAGCGCCCAGCCCATAAAAAAAGCCGCCCGGTGGGGCGGCTTGCTGCGGTCTGGCGCAGGAATTCCAATGTAGGTATTTACATACGCAGGCTGCGCGCACATGGCAAGTTAAAAAAACGCACATTGTGCATATTTTTTACAAATCCATGCCTTGCACCAGCTTTTTCCCCGACAGGCCTAGCCTGCCGCCACACCAGAACGCGGTTTTTTACGGTTCTGGTTTGCCCGGCGCAGGCTGTTATAAAATCCTTCAAGCTGTTCCAGCAGCATGGCGCACTGGGTGTAAGGGGACACAGGAAATGGAACCAAGGGAACAACGGGATTATATGGGACTACCGGGGATATTGTGGGATGAAAAACCGGAGAAGCCCGCCATTATGGCCATATCTGCCGAGTAGCCGTCTTGGTTTCCGCGTCTGACGTATGTGTCTGGAACCGCAGCATCAATCGGGGCAAAAAGACACCAAATATGGAAGCAATCTGTTAGGCAGGCTCTGCTAATCAAGTCACCTTTTAAAGACCTTTTAAAAGCTATTAGGTGAGATACTTGGCAAAGGCAGAAAACGCTTTTCTTGCTCCCAGTGGCGCTCCCTACTCGACAGAATATCAGGATCTACTGGCATATTGCATAACCATAGGGGCAGCGGCATTTCCATGATGGCTCCCGGATTTTTTCCTCCCGACACGCCTAACTCTACGTGACCTCCCCACTGAGGGTCTCGTAGCCCTTGAGGCATCGCTTCTAAACTTTCGCGCTCAAGATCGAGTTCAACATCTAGGTGAGCGGGTGTCGCCTCCCATCCATTCGGATAGTAATAAACATGTATATTCTCACCATGCACGGCATATTTAGAAATGTTGGGGCAGGCTTCTAAGAGCGATGAGATAGCAAATTTAACAACAGGAATTTTTTTTCTTGGAATTCCGCTAAATGTCGTTTTTTCAAGCATATCTGTTCTGGGTTCAGAATCGGGATTTACCATGTAAGAGGGGCTGCTTGAGTTTGATAGTGCTGTTATGATGCCAAAAATAGAAGATATGGCAAATATTACAGCAAATCCTTTTTTCATGCTTACTGGCTTATCATCCGACACTGAAATATCTCACATTTACACTACGACATTGCCTGTAGTCTGTAGGCTACGCGGCCTATTATTGTTATGGCGTCTCCGCCGTCTGGTTCGCCCCAGCGGAAACGGCTGATTTCTGCTTCTTGTGTGGGGTAGCGATCATTATCGGAAATTATGCGGACAGTTCCGTGCATACCGGCGGAAAGGCGTTTTACGAGCAAGGTTCCGCTAGCGACCATAACATGTATGCCATCGAGTAACTGACGGCGCTCTGTGTCTACTATCAGCTTGTCTCCGGCACGCATGGTAGGTTCCATGCTGTCCCCGCTTACCTGCAGCATGATTGTTCCTGACGGATTTAGACCGAGTTCGGAGCGCAGAAAATGGCGGGAAATGGACACTTTTTCGGGTTGCGGTGTGTCGGGGCAGGACATTCCAAAACCTGCCGAGGCTGCAACATCATAATAATCAATCAATGATGTATCATCGTTTGCAGCCCCAGAAACGGCCGACTCAGCATCATCCGTGCCAAAAATCAGCCATTGAAGAGAGACTCCGCAGGCAAACGCCAGACGAGCTGCTGTATCTATTCGTAGGACACGCCCCTTTAGATACTCGTTAAGAGAGCTTGGGGAGACGCCTGACCGCTTTACTATTGTGTTGTAGCCACCACCCTTATCAACAGCATCACGAAGCCTTTCAGGGACACCAGAGACTTCCCAGTTCTTTTTTTCAGCTGGGAAATTAGACATTTCGAGTATTCCAGAACCCTAACGCATTGTTATGGCTCATAAAAAAGGCGTTATTCACAGAATATCCACACAAAAGAAGCGGGAAGCTACTCTTTCCTGTTGCAATGCCTCTTTTAGGTTGTATGCTCACGTTCATTCCCTACGGATGCAAAAGCCGGGCGAAAGCTACGGCGTGGGGACCAAAAAGAGGGGCGACTGCCATCGCCCCGGTTTAGGAGGCTATTATGGCACGAAAGCCATTAGGAATGCACGTGGAGGACGTAAAAGCGTCGCTCCGTAAGAAGTGGGGAAGCCTTTCTGCGTTGTCCCGCCATCTTGGGCGCAACTCCAATGCAATTACGCAGGCACTTGCCCAGCCGGGTTATTCTGTCCCGCTGGAACGGGAAATTGCCAAGCAGATTGGGCGTGAGCCTCATGAAGTGTGGCCAGATCGGTTTCATACTGATGGAACTCCTGTCTCATTCCGTGCTGACAGAACTCCTACTGCCATGCCGTGCAGCACACACCGTCAAAATGAGGTGGCAGCATGAACATGGTTGCACCTCAACCACTTCTCTCGGTCGTGTCTATTCCACTCGCAGATATTGACGTTGGTGAGCGCCTGCGTGGAATTGATGATGATGCTGCGGCCGTTATTGCGGCCAGTATGCAGGAACAGGGGCAGCGCACCCCCATTGAAGTAAGGAAAGTTGGTAAGCGGTATCGGCTGATTGCTGGTGCACACCGCATGCGGGCCTTGGCTCTGGCGGGCATTGAAACAGCATTTGCTGTTGTGGTGAAGGCAACAGAGCTTGAAGCGCAGTTACTGGAAATTGACGAAAATATCTGCCGCCGGGAACTGAGTCCACTCGACAGGGCAACATTTCTTGCGCGACGTAAGGAGGTTTACGAGGAACTCCACCCAGAAACGAAACACGGTGGGGACCGGAAGTCGGATCAAGTGGACAGCCTTGTCCACTTGATCCCGTCCTTTACCGAGGCAACTGCCCAGAAGCTCGGTTTGGATGCCAGAACAATTCGGCGTTCCGTTGCCCGTTATACCAGCATTATGACGGATGTGCGGGAAAAAATTGCCAATACATGGATTGCGGCAAGTGGTGCGCAACTTGATGCATTGGCCCGTGAAACTCCCGACATGCAGCGGCAGATTGCGCAGTTTATTGTGCAGTGGCCTGCTATGAAAAATGTCTCTGAAATCATCCGGCAGATTAAGGGGAAGCCCCAAAAATCTCCGCCAACCATGTTGGAAAAGCTTATGGCTCTTTGGGGCAAGGCTGATAGCGCCACCCGCATGCGGTTTCAGGAATACATTGCGCCGGGGTTACCTCTGGATGATGGGAGGGAAGCTGCATGAATAAGGTAGACACCCATGCACTGGCTTCCGCTATGGGCAGCATCGTCCGGCGGGAGCGGCTTAAACGGCGCTGGACGGCCGAGCGTCTGGCTCACGAATGCGGGCATAGTGATGAGATTATAAGCAAAATCGAGCGCGGTTTACAGGGTGCTAAAATCAGTGTGCTGTTCAACATTCTTTGGGCACTCGACTGCTCTGAGGAAATCTTTCTGGAAATTGTTCGGGCTGACGCCATGCTACGTCAGACGACTGGAAGTATGGAGAGAGTAGCATGACCCGGAAGGATGAACGTCAGCTTTCTCTGCTGGACTGGGCGCCACCAGAGCCGGTTGCCGCCTTTGATCCTTTCCTGATCCGGGGCAACGGGTTTGAGGCGCAGTTGGCGCGGGCCATAGCGGTATCGCTGGACGAATGCAGTCTGAGCCGTGCGGAAGTGGCAGAGCGCATGAGTGACATTCTGGCACGTCCTGTCAGCCTGAATATGCTGAATGCTTACGCCAGCGTGCAGCGGGATGGCCACCAGATCAGTGTGCCTCGCTTTGACGCCCTTGTGGGGGCCACACAGGACCGGCGTTTAGTGGAATTTCTTGTTCAGCCACGCGGTTGGACAGTGATTGAGAAGCGCTTCCTGCCAATGATTGAGCTGGCAGCAGTGCGTGAACGCAAGCAGGAACTCGCTCGCATGGAAAGCGGGTTGCGCAGGCAGATGGTGCGTGGAGGACGGTGATGCTGAATAGCGTTTTATGGTTTTCTCCAGCGGAGTTGGCTGCAATGGCTTTGCCTGGGCTTCCAGCCTCAAAGCGCGGCATTAATATCCGTATTGAGACAGAAAACTGGCTTGCCCCGGAAAATGAAGGGAAGTCATGGCGCGTTCGCAAGGAAGCGGGCGGCGGTTATGAATTTACCCCTTTTGCATTGCCGTTGCCTGCACGCGCTGCGTTGGCTGTAAAGATGCAAGATGCCGAGGTTGTTGAGCACGATACGGCGATGCGTGAGCGGCAGGATATCTGGACCCGCTATGATGCCTTGCCGAATAGCCTGAAAGCGCGCGCGGAAAAGGCGCACCGCATTGTTATGGCTGTTGAGACCTTGGTGGATGCCGGGTGCCGAAAAAAAATGGCGGTGATGCAGATTGCCAAGATGGAGGGTGTTGGCACGACCACTATCATGAACTGGTATCGGGACGTGCGTGGCTTCAATAAGTGTGACTGGTTGGCAGCATTGGCCCCTCACTATGCCAAGCGTGCCGAGCAGGTTGAATGCCCGACAGAGGCTTGGGATATTCTGAAGGCCGATTACCTACGGCTGGAAGAGCCAACCTTTACGGCTTGCATGCGTAGGCTTGAGGGGCTGGCTAAAAAACGGGGATGGCAGTTACCATCGTCTAAAACCCTCAAACGCCGCATGGATACGCTGCCCCCGGAATTGCTGACATTGTGCCGGAAAGGAGAGCAGGCACTCAAAGTTATGTTCCCTGCCCAGAAGCGTGACCACGCTGTGTTCCATGCGCTGGAAGCGGTCAACGCGGATGGTCACAAGTTCGACGTGTTTGTGAAATGGATTGAAAACGGAAAGGAGATGATTGTCAGGCCCGTTTTAGTTGGCTTTCAGGATATTTATAGCGGCAAGATTTTGTCCTGGCGGGTAGATGTTTCTGAAAACAAGGAATGCGTACGTCTGGCCTTTGGCGACATGGTTGCCAAATACGGTGTTCCGAAAAAATGCTGGCTGGATAACGGGCGCAACTTTGCCAGCAAGTGGCTGACGGGCGGCGTGCAGAACCGCTACCGCTTCAAGGTGCGGGATGATGAACCCATGGGTATTCTGCCTCTTTTGGGTGTTGAAGTGCATTGGGCCACACCATACAGCGGGCGCTCAAAGCCCATTGAACGGGCATGGCGTGATCTGGCTGGTGACCTTGCCAAGCATCCTCGGTTTGCAGGGGCTTACACAGGCAACACAGTGACCAGCAAGCCGGAAAACTATGGTAGCACTGCCGTGCCACTGGAGGTGTTCCTTGAGGTAGTGGCCGAGGGTATTCGCGAGCACAATGCCCGCCTCGGCCGTCGGTCCGACGTGTGCCAGGGGAAGCGCAGCTTTGATGATGTGTTTACCGAAAGCTACGCACAGGCAGCAAACCGGGGTGAGATTGTTACGGCCACCAAGGAGCAGCAGCGCATGTGCCTGATGGCTGCGGAAAGCGTGACCGTGGCGCGACGTGATGGCGTGATTGTGCTGGCGGATAACCGTTATTGGGCAGACTTCCTGCACCAGCACCGGGGCACCTCTGTTGTGGTGCGGTTCGACCCGCAGGCCATGCATGATGATCTGCATGTTTACCGGATAGATGGAACGTATCTGGGGGCAGCTCCGTGCGTGGAGAAAGCCGGGTTTAACGACAAGACAGCCGCGCAGGCTGCTGCCCGACAGTTCAAGGCATTCAGGAAGCTGGCGAAAGATTTGCGGGCGGCGGAAGTCCGGCTGGATACAAAGCAGCTTGCAGACGTATTTATCAGTGAAGACGTGCCCGAGGAGAACCTGCCGGAAACCAAGGTGGTGAGACCGTTCCGTCCTGCTCCCCTGGTAGCCCATGGCAATGCAGCGGTAGCAGTCGATCCAGACTTTCTGGAGGATGATGATGAAGAAGTATCGACAGTAATAAAGATGCGCCAATTCATGCGTGAGCAGCGCTAATTACTCTCTAAAAGGTCTTTAATAATGTCTGAAATTGAAAATGGCGTTGCCGTAATCGGCAGCGAACAGGAAAACTCAACCTCTGACACGCTGCGCACCCGCGTTCGTGCGCAGATGGAGAGCGATGAACTTAGTCTCAACGCAGCAGCCAACCAGTCGGGGGTCAGTTACTCGACACTTTCCGCGTGGATGAATGGCAAATACGCGGGGAACAATGAGAAGGTTGATGAAAAGGTAAGCCGTTGGCTGGAAAATTGCAGGACCAGCACGAAAGTACGCCGTTCCATGCCAAAGGAGCCCGGTTTTATTGAAACACCGACAGCCCAGATTTGGATGAGTGTTTTTGAATATTCACAATCTGGACCAGATGTTGGCCTGATCACTGGGGACGCGGGGCTCGGGAAAACACTGGCAGCGGAAAACTACCGGAATGCCAACCCCAATGTGTGGCTGATGACGGCCGACAGTTCCATGCGCAGCCCGACTGCAATCTTGCGCAAACTGACAAGGTTGGTGGATGCGAATGAACAACGCGGCCCCGGTATGATGGATAGCATTTTGGAACGTGTTGTTGGCACGCGCGGTCTGATTATTGTTGATGAGGCACAGAACCTGCAAACAGAGTCCATCGATCTGTTGCGCAAAATTTATGACGAAGCCCGCATAGGGCTGGTCTTTATGGGGAATATTCCGCTCAAGGCTCGGATTGAGGGGATGGGGCGTCAGGCTTCCCATGCCCAGATATTTTCCCGCATTGGTATGCGGAAAAACCGGGATAAACCGCAGGTAAAAGACGTGATGCCTTTGCTGGACGCATGGGAGATCACGGGCAGCGTGCTGCGTAAAACATGCCGCTGGATTGCCATGCAGCCCGGCCACCTGCGTACGCTCAATAAGACCCTACGCTACGCTTACATGCTGATGCGCTCCGATGAGAGAGAAGAGCTGCGGGAAGCAGACCTGAAGCTGGCATGGAAGGAACTGACCGGCACCGAGCTTCCATCCTTTGAAGGGCGGGAGTGATCGGCATGGCTAAAGCACCCAAAAAAACAGAAGGCCGGATACCCGCCAAAGAAGAAAGTGAAATTTCCGATCTGTATAACCTGATCACGGATGATGTGGCTGTGAAGGTGCAGATGGGGCCTGAAAGCCGCCAACTGATCAGGGAGTTTTTGGAAGGGCTGGATGAGAACCTGAGCGTGGCCGATGTAAAGTCGGCACTGGAAGGGGAATGGGAATGATCCTGCAAATTTCTCCTGGCATGAAGACCATTATCTGGCTGGCCCATACATACGGCGCGGTAAAACTCCGTGCCTATGCACATAAACTCATGTGGGAGCCAGCAGAAGGCTGCGCTCTGATCGACACAACAACGTATCAGACCAACGTGATGCAGAAACGCGGGTTTATAACGCTTCTGGATGGCTCTGAAGACACCTTTGTGCTGACCGACCTTGGAAAGATAAAGGCAGCGGCAATGTGGTTTAAGCCTCGGCGGGTAGAAGAGTGCCGCCGCAAGAGCGGAAACTATTGGCTGACGACAGAGCAGATGCATGCACTCAAGCCCTGGCTGCCGTCCAAATTTGCGCACAAGCGTAGTGATGACCGGCGTTTGCTCAGTGGCATTGTTTACGGCTTGCGGGAAAACCTGAGTTGGCAGGTCGTATCTGGTGAGTATGGCACTGAAATCGCGCTGCGTGGCCGTTGGATGCAGTGGTGCCAGTCTGGAGCAATGGACAATGCTTTGGCTCACCTCTTTGAGCGCGATGAAAACGGACGGCTCCGGCTGGTGATTACCACTGACATGCTGATGCGGCACCGTAGCGGAGCCAACGCTATTGCGCGCGGATACCTTCCTTCTTTTGCACCGTTTGATGAAATGGAGGCTGCATAATGTCCATTCTTGAAATGCCCGTGCCGTCTGACGTTCTGACAGAAGTTGTTGACAGCACCATTTTTGCCCAGCCCGAACGCCACCGTGCCCTGCTGCGCGATATTCGGGAGTTTCTGCGGAGCAGCCCCGCTGATGCCACGGCAAGCCATCTGGCTTTTGTCCTGACGCATGAAACCCACGTTGCCGGTGACAACAGGCGGCAGGTGATCCGTGAGTTTTTTGAAAGCTATCCCGAGGGTGCCACCGCTGGTGAAATCCTCGCGCAGATGGAGGCACTGTGATGCCTGAAGCAAGAACCGAAACACCCATCCAGTGCATTGACCGCGTGTTGCGTCAGATGCGTGTAGGGGCGCAGCTTTTTTCTCAGCCTCGGGATTTTACTGTGCTGAGTAGTGGTGATCGGCAGGAATATGCGGAGTGGCTGGCCCGGATGGCGAGTGAACTGGAAGGGTCGTTCACCATGCTGCGCATTCCCGTGCAGGCCATGCCGCAGATCATTGATGCGGAATTTGTCGAGGTGCGGCCATGAGCGGGAGTTGCACGGCAGTTGTGAACCTGCCCGCCATTTTTGAAAGCATGGGAGAGGCGCTGGATGACATGGCGAAGAAGAACCCCACGCTGTCCCTCGCCAGTGTCATTGATCGCATTGGCGAGGATATGGCGCAGATTGTCAGCATTACGCAGGGCAATGGCGGCATGATGAAAGAGCTGCATGACGCTGCCTGGAGTTTGGCTGTTGTCAGTGTTCTCCATTTTTCCATGGTTCAGGCGAACATTGAGCGCACCATGCGGTTGTTGCCGGTCAACCTTAACAAAGGGACGATGCACTGATGGCACCGCGTGTGACTGGTGAAATTTACACCGCGTGGGTCCAGCGGAACGGGCAGATTGAGTGGCACCCCGGCGTGGGTTTTCCCGATGGTGCGCTCCCGCTGTGCTGCGGCACACGGGACGCCCTGAAAGCCTACCTGCGCCACAGGGCTTTTAACGGCGAGTTTTACGCCGTGCCCGGCATGACGGACCTCATGCCCGACCAGCAGGCTTTTGAAGCAGTCGAGAAACTGCGTGTGAGCCTGACCGGGGCCTCCAAAGACCTTTTTTCATATTACTCGGGAATGAACAGGAGAGACGTAGGATGAGCGTTAACATGGAAGGCATGGTTATGACCTGCTCTGGCCCGTGGCCCCGTGAACGGATGGCTCCGACCACGCTGTTGTCCAATGATCTGGCCATTGAGCTGGTGAACGATGCCAAGGCCCTGCACGAACTGATGGTTGAGCAGAAGCGGCGCATGTTTGAAAAAGCGCGCAACTATGAAACCGCTTTGCTGGAACAGTATCGGGTCAAAAAGCGCAAAGGGTCACGGGGGGCATTTCAGGCAGAGAGTCTGGATAGCTGCTTTAAGGTTGAATTGTCGGTTGCCGACTTCCGGCGCGTCACGTCTGACATTATGGCGGCGCAAGCCCTGATGGGGGAAGTTCTGGACGATCTGACCGAGAATGTCAGCCCGGATATTCGCCTGCTGCTGTCTGCTGCGTTTGAACCGGATGAACGAACAGGGCGTGTGAACGTGGACCGTTTGCAGCAGGTCCGCAAAGTGCGGCTGACACACCCGCGCTGGCCTGATGTTATGGAGGCCGTGGCGAACAGCATTGAGGTTTCCAGCAGCAAGCCATACCTGCGCTTTTACTGGCGGGAAACGCGGGACCAGGACTGGCAGCCGATCCGGCTCCAGTTCTCTTCTCTGGAGGTGGTGTGATGGCTGTAAAATTCACTGCTACGCCTGAAGAACGGGAGATCGTCACTCGCATTAGCCGTCGTGTGGCGGAATTGTATATGGCACGGGGGGAGGAAATCCTCCCCATGGATGTGATGCTTGATATTCAAATGGACCTCAACGCGGTCCATTCCAACGGCTGCCCTATGGACTTCGCCCGTCTGGAAAACGCAGACGATTTTAACCTGTTGCATGATGTTGCGGGCATTGCCCGCCATCTGGACCGCAGCACTGGCAAGCTGACAGATATGTTTCGCCCGCGCTTTGCCAAGAAAGAGGAAGCATCATGACCCGGAAACCTCACATGCTTTCCAACGAAAAAGCCACTCCGGGCCGTTCTGACATGGTGAAGAAAGTCCATGTTGGCCGCCGTCAGTTGGGGCTGGATGATGTGACCTATCGCGCGCTGCTCCAGCGCGTGACGGGGCATGTTTCCAGCACGGCCTGTTCTGTTGGCCAGTTGCATGATGTGCTGGCCGAAATGAAGCGGCTGGGCTTCAAGGCAACCAGACCGGACCACAAGCCATGGGTGCGTAAGGTCTATGCCCTGTGGCGGGAAATGAGGCCCATGCTGCGTGGGGATGGCTCCACGGAGGCACTGCGGGCCTTTGTAGAGCGGTGCGTGAGTGTGAGTGCGCCAGAGTTCCTGGACGAACCACAGGCCCGCAAGGTGATTGAAGCCCTCAAGGCATGGAAGAGCCGGATGGAGAAAGGCACGGTGTCACATGGATGAAAAGATTATGGAGCGGCTGAAGAAGCTGCTCGCACTCTCCAAATCGCCTAACCAGCATGAGGCGGCCCTTGCGCTGGAGAAGGCGCAACGGTTTATGGCTGAGAACGGATTGTGCCAGGACGATATAGACCTGCTGGACATTGGTGAGACGCTGGCAGACTCAGTGCTGTCTTCAGCATCAGCCCCCCCTGAATATATGGGCTGGTTGCTAACGGTGATTACTATGGCCATGGGTTGCAAGGTGTTGATTTTCACTGAGAACTGGGTTCTTCCGCACTTTTCGTGA